CAAAGACCAGATCCGGCAGCGGATGGTCAAGCAGCTGAATAAAATAGCTGAAAAATACGACCAGGCTCTTGATCTGGTCGACAAGCTCGAAGGCCATGAGTACTCAGTCGTCAAACTCTACTACATTTTTGGGAAATCATGGTCCGAAGTTTCTGCAAAAATCGGGTACACAGAACGCCACTGCTCCAACATCCGGGATGATGCTTTTCGACATCTGGCAAACATTTCATAGAATTTCAGTCGTTTTCGTGATTTAATGTAAACAGGCGAAGCGCCGAAAGAGGACCAGTTGAAAGACCGGCCCTCTTTTTGTTTGCTCATCTGTCCGGCCCAGTTCTTGAGAGAGAGGGGGGTTGGGGGGTGAGAGAGAAAATAATCTCTTTGTACAAGTAACGTACAAGAATCATGACACGAGGGAAGGTGGGGTGATGGCCAATGATAATCTCAGGCAAGAGGCGAAACGGCTCTATCTCGATGAGCATCTCACACCTGCCCAGATCGCCGAGCGGTTAGGTGTCAGTCAAAGCACGGTACGCTCCTGGAAGTCTCGTGACAAATGGGACAGTGAATCGCCGCAACGTTGCAACGCTGCAACACATCAGCCACCTGCAACGCAACAGGGTGCCATTGATAATGGCCTGAATGATAAGCAGCAGTTGTTTTGCCTGCACTACAGCCGGACATTCAATGCCACCCGAGCTTATCAAAAGGCTTATGAGTGCGATTACTTGTCAGCAATGACAGCCGGTCCACGCATGTTGGGGAATGTTCGTGTCCGTGGAGAAATCACCAGGCTTAAGCAGGAGCGCTTTGCGCAGTCGCTTCTTACCGAGTCTGACATCTTTCAGAAATTCATGGACATCGCTTTTGTCGACATCACAGACTATCTGGACTTTGGCCAAGAGACAGTTCCGGTCATGGGGCCGTTTGGCCAGATTTACGACAAAGATCCTGACACTGGCGAAAAAATGCCAATCACGAAAATCATCAACGCCGTCCGCTTCAAAGAGTCCAGGGAGATCGACGGGACAATCCTGGCAGAGGTCAAGCAAGGCCGAGACGGCGCAAGCATCAAGCTGGCAGACCGAATGAGAGCCCTTGAATGGCTTGCTGATCACCTGAACATGGCCACGTCCGAACAGAAGGCCAAAGTGGCCAAGATCTACTCTGACATCGAGACCAGTCAGCGTCGCCTTGAAATCGATCTGATCAAGGCCGAGAACGGTGCAGGCGTGTCAGGCGACGAAGTGCAGGATGACAACTTCATCCAGGCATTGTCCGGAGAAGCCGCAGAGGTGTGGACTGATGGATCTGACGAAGATTGACGAACGGATCCAGGCGCTGCGAGCTCGATCGAAAGAATCAGCCAAGCGGGCATTGAGCGGCCTGCGCGGGTTCTTCACATTCGCGCCATTCAGCATCAAGCAAAAGCAGCTGCTGACCTGGTGGATGCCAACCAGCCCGGTCAAGGACAAGGACGGCATCATCGCCGACGGGGCGATCCGGTCAGGTAAGACACTGGCCATGTCGCTGTCATTCGTGATCTGGGCGATGGCCACATTCAGCGGCCAGAACCTGGCAATGTGCGGCAAGACGATCGGCAGCTTCAGGCGGAACGTGCTGTTCTGGCTCAAGCTCATGCTCCGATCCAGAGGCTACCGGATCGAGGACCGCCGGACGGACAACCTGGTCATTGTCAGCCGTGGATCGATAACGAACTACTTCTACCTGTTCGGCGGCAAAGATGAACGATCGCAGGATCTCATCCAGGGCATCACCCTGGCCGGGGTCCTTTTTGATGAAGTCGCCCTGATGCCTGAAAGCTTCGTCAACCAGGCGACCGGCCGATGCAGTGTCGACGGCTCGAAGTTCTGGTTCAACTGCAACCCGCAAGGACCGAAGCATTGGTTCAAGGTCAGCTGGATCGACCAGCGCAAGGTCAAGCGCCTACTGTACCTTCACTTCACCATGGACGACAACCTGAGCTTGTCGGAGTCGATCAAGGCCAGGTACAAGGCCATGTACTCCGGCGTGTTCTTCCAGCGCTACATCCTCGGGCTGTGGGTGCTGGCTGAAGGAGTTATCTACTCGATGTTCGACGAGGTCCGCGATCTTTTCACCAGTTGGCTGGCTGATGATCGTCGCCAGGTCAAGTATTACGTCGCGTCAGACTATGGTATTACAAACCCGCAGGTCTTTCTGCTGTTTGCCGTCCAGAAGGACGAGAAGGGTATCGAACATGCCTGGCTGCTGAAGGAATACTACAACGAACGCAAGGACCAGACAGACCTCGATTACCTTCGGGATTACGAAGAGTTTATCAAGGGTTATCCGATTGAATTTTGCATCATCGATCCTTCGGCCACCTCGCTGATCAACCTGCTGGTGTCACGCAAGCACCGGGTCAGGAAGGCCAGCAACGAGGTTCTGGAAGGGATTAGCAATGTGACGACCTGGATGAATGAACGGCGGCTGCACATCCACGTCAGCTGCAGGANNGGATGAATGAACGGCGGCTGCATATTCATGCCAGCTGCAGGAACACGGTCAAGGAAATGGTCTCCTACGTCTGGGATGACAAGGCGACCGAAAAGGGCAAGGACCAGCCCTTGAAAACGAACGATCATGCGATGGATGCGCTGAGGTATTTCATCAATACCCTGTTCAATCCTCGCCAGAAATGGATGGTGTGATAATGGCTGCACTCGATGTCCTATCTGATAGCCCGTCGGTTGTGGCGGCTGAGATCAAGAGACAGATAGATTTAGACCGGGGGTCCGTGCGTAAGCAGGTTGCCCGAGAAGGGCTTGCCTACTACAAGGGCGAGCATGAAATTCTGAAATTCAGGTTGTTCTACTATGACGAGAACGGAATCCTGCAAGAAGAAAAGTTCCGATCCAACATCAAGATTCAGCATCAATTTCATAGCGAACTGGTGGATCAGAAAGTTCAGTATCTCCTGTCGAATCCAGTGAAGGTGAAAACGGACGACGATGCCTTCAATACCCGCTTGGCTGAATACATCAATGAAGATTTTCAGGAACTGCTGCAGGATATGGTCGAGGGCGCTTCGAACAAGGGCCGTGAATTTGCCTATGCCTATCTGGACGATAACGAAAAACTGGCTTTCCAAGTAATCGACTCGCTTGGCGTTATCTCCATCAAGGATGATAACGATCAGGCTGTAGCGATCATCCGGTACTACGAGAAAGAGATCGGCGAAGGCAAAGAAGCGAAGCCGGCCGTCAAAGCTGAACTCTGGACCGAAGCTGGAACGACTTTTTTCATTCAGCGCGAGAAGGGCAAAGATTTTGAGCTGGACGGCAGCGTTGATCCAAACCCTCGGCCGCACATTCTGTTTGAGGACGAGAACTTCGTCTATGGTGACAGCCTTGGTTATATCCCGTTCTTCTGCTTGCAGAACAACAAGTACGAAAAGACCGACCTTGAACCAATCAAGACCCTGATTGATGATTACGATCTGATGGCTTGCAGTCTTTCAAACAACCTGCAGGACTTCCAGGAAGCGATCTATGTGGTCAAGGGCTACATGGGTGACGACCTGAACACCCTGTCGCAGAACCTGAAGACCAGGAAGACAATCGGCGTAGGGTCCGACGGCAGCCTTGAGGTCAAGACGGTTGATATCCCTGTCGATGCCAGGTCAAAGAAGTTGGAGCTGGACAAATCGGGCATCTATCATTTCGGCATGGGCTTTGATCCGACACAGATCGGTGACGGATCTATCACGAATGTGGTTATCAAGAGTCGATACGCTCTGCTCGACCTCAAGTGTAATAAGGCCGAAACCAGGCTGCGCAAGACAATCCGGCAGATGCTGCGGGCGATTGTCCAGGACATCAATAACCGCTTTGGCACTTCCTATTCGGCTGATGCCATCAAGATCGAGATTACTCGCGAGACGATGGTCGACCAGGATAGCCTGGTTACCAACGATATGAACGAAGCAACCGCGCAGCAGACACGGCTCAACTCGATCCTGTCATTGGGCACTGAGGTCTCGGATGAGACCAGGCTGCAGCTGATCTGCGAACTGTTCGATCTCGATTTCATTGAAGAGAAGAAAAAGCTCGAAGCGCAAGGCCCCTATGAAAATGTTGGCAGCGCAAGCGATCAACTGGCCGGTCAATTGATGGCTGGTACTGCGGGTGGTACCAATGAGCCGGTTCAGTGATGAGCTCAAGCGCCTGGCGGTCAAGGATGAGGAAGTCGTTCGGAAGGAATTGTCCAGGTACTACACCGAATCGCTTGCCGACATCAAGCGTCGGGCGATGGAGTATCTGGCGGCGAACAAGGAAATATCCTATGCCACGCAGTTGCAGCTCAAACGCCTTGACAGTCTGACCGCACAGATCGACCAGCAGCTTGAGAGGCTGACTGGCAAAATCCACGGGGCGATCACAGCCTTCGACCGGCGCGTCATGGATCGGGAATTCTTCGGCATCTTCTATGACATCGAAGGCCAATTGAAAACGCAGTTGAACATGGTGTTCACGCCCTTGGATAAGAACTATATCCAGCAGGCCATCGAAATGCCGGTTGACGGGATCCCACTGTCCAAGCGCCTTTACAATCAGCAGCTCCCAACCATGCAGGCGCATGTGCAGCAGGCGGTCACGCGATCAATCATCCAGGGCACAGGGTACCCGGCTCTGGCAACGCAGATCTCCAGCATCGGGCTATCAAGTTTCAAGCATTCGTTCACGATCGCCCGCACTGAAGCCGGACGTGTTCGGTCCATGGCCAGGCAGGAAGCCCAGACCAAAGCTGAAGAAGCCGGCGTCAAACTGATGAAGCAATGGGTGGCCACGCTGGACGAGCGGACCAGAGACAGTCATGCGGATATGGATGGCCAGATCGTCGGCATTGATGAAGAATTCGAAAGTCCGGACGGAAACACAGCCCCGCAGCCGCGGATGTTCGGAGTGGCCGAAGAAGACATCAACTGCCGGTGCGATACGGTCACGATTGTGGAGGGTATCGCGCCAAAGCTTCGGCGGGAC